AAGGGGAAATAAAATGGACTTACTGAAGCAATTTGGCCCCCTACTTGGTCAACTGGCCCCGTCCATCGCCACGGCTCTGGGTGGCCCGCTGGCTGGCGTTGCCGTCAAGACCCTGTCCAGTGCCCTCTTCGGGCATGAGGACGGCACCGAGGAGCAGATCTCTGCGGCTATGGCCGTGGCGACGCCTGACCAGCTTGCCGCCATCAAGAAAATTGATGCAGATTTTAAGGTCCAAATGAAGTCCTTGGACATCGACCTTGAGCGCATCGCTGCCGGTGACCGTGACAGCGCCAGACAGATGCAGCGCGATACAAAGGACTGGGTGCCAAAAGTTTTGGCCGTTGTCATCACCCTTGGGTTCTTTGGAATTTTAGTTTGGATGCTGCTTAACGGCATGCCAAAAACGGGAACAGAAGCCCTTCTCATGTTGTTAGGATCGCTTGGAACTTCTTGGAACAACGTCGTTCAGTTCTATTATGGTTCCAGCGCTGGGTCGAAAGCTAAAACGGACGCTCTTGCATCAAGGGACAACAAATGAACGAGAACTGGGACAACAGCTTCGCCGCCGTCTTGAAGCACGAAGGCGGCTTCGTGAATCACCCAAAAGATCCAGGCGGCATGACTAACCTTGGCGTCACCAAAGCTGCCATAGAAGCTTATCTGGGCAGGACTGTCGATGAGGCTTTTATGCGCTCTCTGACGCCAGATAGCGTAAAGCCTTTCTACAAGTCGCAGTACTGGAACAAGATCAAGGGAGACGATCTCCCTTCTGGGGTGGACTACGCTGCCTATGACTTGGCAGTTAACTCAGGTGTTGGCCGGGCAGCTAAGTACCTTCAGGAAATTGCTGGGGTAGTTGCTGATGGCATGATTGGCCCCAAATCTTTGGAGGCAATTAAGGCTTATGATCCAGAGCAGATGGTGATGGCCCTATGCGATATGCGCTTGGATTTCCTCAAGCGTCTGCCTACGTTTGACACGTTCGGCAAAGGTTGGAGCCGCCGGGTTGCAGAAGTAAAAGACAAAGCTTCTGGCATGGCATAAAATTTTAGGTAGTGGTATAAGGGGAGGATCACGGGGTTAACCATGACCACAGGCCTCACCTATTCCCAGTATGTCACCCAGATTGCTACGATGGCGGTCGTCGCGGAGACTGATCCTGCGTTCGTCACGATCCTCCCACAAATGATCACCTATGCCGAAAACCGGATGTATCGTGACATTGACTTCATGTTCACTTCAACATCCCTGCATGGCGCCAGCTTCGTCCTGACTGCTGGAAGTAGGAACCTGTCCTTCAACATCAACTTGGCTTCTAATACCCCAGCATCTGAAGGTACGTTTGTTGTCAGCGAGCAAATTAATCTTTTGACGGGGCCGTCAACTTTGAATGTTACAGCCGCCTCCGGCAATGGGACTACGGCTACTCTCACATACTCCGGCACCTATGCGTTCTCCGCTGGGCAGACGATCATTGTGGCTGGAATGGTTCCCGCTGGGTACAATGGGACTTACACCGTAACCAACTCGTCGGCTGGGTCTGTGTCATACGCCAGCACAACCACTGGCAGCATGACCACCGCCGGGACAATTGACGGAAGCAGCAACGCATCCACCACCAATGACCCCGATTTGTGCGCCCGCATTCCCCTCCTTCCTACAACGAAGGAGTTCCTTGACGCCGTCTACGGGTCATCTTTTACCGCCAATCGCGGCCAGCCCCAGTATTTCGTGCCTTTCAACGAGACGCTGTTCTTTGTTGGCCCGGTCCCAGATCAGGCTTACCCGGTCGAGGTTGTCGGCACATATCGCCCCAACAGCCTGTCCACAACAAACACTTCAACATTTATTAGCCTCTACCTCCCTGATGTGTTTATCATGGCCTCTATGATCTACATCAGCGCGTACCAGAGAAACTTTGGTCGGGCCAATGATGATCCGCAGATGGCCATCACCTATGAAAGCCAGTATCAAGCCCTCTTGAAGAGCGCAATTGTTGAAGAGGCGCGCAAAAAGTTTGATGCTGCTGGTTGGTCGTCGCAGAGCCCGGCAACTGTTGCTACTCCAAGTAGGGGCTAAACTATGCCCCATCAAAGCCTTAAGCTCATCCCTGGGATTGACGTTAACAAAACGCCAGCGCTCAATGAAGCAGCTATTTCGCAAAGCCAGCTTGTCAGGTTTATCCCTGACAGAACACTGGGCGGTCTTATTCAGAAGCTTGGCGGTTGGATAAAATTTTTCCCCAATTCTATAAGCTCGACAGTACGATGTCTGTGGGCTTGGGAGGACACCAACTCCATCTCTTATCTTGGCATTGGTGCAGAAACGTCTCTTCAGGTTGTCTCTTCTGGTGGCGCTGACACCATAACTCCGACACGGACAACCGTTAATGTTGCAGTTAGCGCAGCAACTACGTCTGGATCAAATGCTGTAGTGATCACAGACACTGGCCGAAACATTTCAAGCTACGATGCCGTTGATATTCAAACGCAAATTAGCGTTGGTGGTCTAATTTTGTTTGGCCAATATCAATGTTATAACTCTGGCGGGTCCGCCAACACCTATACGATATATGCGAAAGATGCTGTTGGTAATCCTGCATTAGCAACATTTTCAACGACGACTCCAATAACCGTGACCGGATCTTCTGGAACAGGTTCTGTTGCTACCCTGACTTTTGCGGGTGCATATGTTTTTCCTGTGGGAAGCTCTATTACTGTGGCTGGGATGACACCGTCTGGGTACAATGGGTCTTATGTTGTCACGGCATCAGCGGCTGGCAGCGTATCCTATGCCAGTACAACAACAGGCGCACTATCAGTTGCTGGTACGATCTCTAACACCGGCCTTGTTCCTAATTTTTCTACCACTTCTGGTCAGGCCAATGTATCCGTGACGTTGAGCAATCATGGGTATCTTCAAGGGGATGCATTCCCTGTCTTGGTTGCGACGACCGTTGGTGGGATTACGCTTTACGGCAGCTATACAGTCTCCAGCGTCACATCTACGAGCGTTTTTGTCATAGGGGCTACAACCTCTGCCTCATCAACAACTACTGGATATCTAAATGGGGGCCAAGCCCATTATGTTTATCAAAAAGGTGTTGGCCCCCTTCCAGCTGGAACTGGATATGGCATTGGCCCATATGGGATCGGCGCATACGGTTCAGGTGTAGCCCCTACAGGAACTGCTGGGACGGCCATCACGGCAACTGATTGGACCTTGGACAACTGGGGGCAAACTTTTGTTGCATGCCCATTGAATGGCCCAATTTACACATGGACGCCTAACTCTGGTCAGGTCATTGCTCAAGTTATCCCGGAAGCTCCAACAGTCAATGACGGCGTGTTTGTTGCAATGCCGCAACGGCAGATTATTGCTTGGGGCTCAACCTTCAACGGAATCAAAGACCCCCTGCTGATCCGTTGGTGCGATGTTGACAATTATAATCAGTGGGCGGTGACGGTTGTTAATCAAGCTGGCGATTACCGTATCCCTAAAGGCTCCCAAATTATCCAGTGCCTTCAAGCTGGTCAGCAAGGCTTGATTTGGACCGACCTTGGCATTTGGGCAATGCAGTATGTCGGGCCTCCTTATGTCTATCAGTTTAATGAGCTTGGCAATGGTTGTGGCCTTATAGGGCGGAAAGCGGCTGCATCCGTCAACGGTGTCGTTTATTGGATGGGTCCAAGTCAATTTTATAGATTGTCTGGAAATGGCGTTGAGCCCATTCGTTGCCCGGTTTGGGATGTTGTCTTTCAAGATTTGGATACGACAAACCTTGATCGCATCAGGGTTGCCCCCAACTCGCGCTTTGGCGAGATCGCATGGTACTTCCCAACTTATGGAAACGGTGGCGAGAACGAAGGCTATGTAAAATACAATTATGTCCTTGAGCAATGGGATTACGGGTTCAATTCAACATCCAATCCTTATGTGGCAAGGACTGCTTGGATCAACGAATCGGTCCTTGGCGCTCCAATTGGAGCAGCGTTGAACAACTACATTTACCAGCATGAGACTTCAACTGACGCTGATGGCGTTGCCATGAACTCGTATTTCCAGACTGGCTACTTTGTTCTGTCAGATGCTGATGTGAAGATGTTCTTGGATCAAGTCTGGCCTGACATGAAATGGGGATACTATGGCGGCGCTCAAGCTGCTAACATCCTATTGACTTTTTATGTCACAGATTACCCTGGGCAAACTCCTACAACCTATGGCCCGTACACATTAACGCAGGCTACTACCTTCATTACACCCAGATTTAGGGCGCGCCTTGTTTCAATCAGGATTCAAAGCAATGACATCGGCTCCTTTTGGAGACTTGGGAATTTCAGGTATCGCTTGCAGCCTGATGGGAGATTCTGATGAGCGCCAGCCTTGCTGACATTCTCACTACGCAGAAAAATGGCGTCGTTGCCGTCAATGGCATTGCTCAGGCAACTGCTAGAAGCCTTGGCACTCAAACATCAGTTACGGTCACTACCGCAACGGTAATTTATGTCGGCAAAGGGTATCTTGTAAATTTCTCAGTTGTGGTGGCTGGATCAACAGTTGGCACCATTAGCAATGCTGGCGACTTGACCACTGTAGCAGCCGCCAATGCCCTTTGCGCAGTTCCAAATACCGTTGGAGTAGTCAAGCTTGGGCAAGTTTTTTTAACAGGGTTAGTGGTCACGCCAGGGACTGGGCAATCCGTCAACGTCACATATTCTCCGGGGTAAACTATGCCGCTCAAAAAGGGTTCTTCACAGAAGACCGTTAGCTCCAACATCAGTGAGCTTGTGCATTCTGGTCGCCCCCAGAAGCAGGCCATAGCTATTGCTCTCAACGAAGCCCGGAAGCATCGCGCTACCGGAGGCAAGCTCAAGGCTATGGCTCCTCCTATTCCTTCGCCGGGCACGGTCATTAAGCCTCATGTAGGTCCTATCCACAGTGCCGTGGCTGGGAGGACTGATCACCTTCCAATGCATGTCCCGTCAGGGGCATATGTGATCCCTGCCGACATAATCTCTGCCATGGGCGAAGGAAACACCATGGCGGGCTTCAAGATCATGAACGACATCGTGAATCAATATGGCGGCATCCAGCCAAGAATGGCTGACGGGGGCTCCGCTGATCAGAAGGTTGCCATCGTTGCTGCTGGTGGAGAATACGTGATCCCCCCGGAAGTGGTCGCAAGCATGGGGAATGGCAGCATGGATTCCGGTCATACGGAGTTGGACGACTTTGTAAATAAAATGCGCGCCAAGACTGTAAAAACTCTTCGCAGCCTTCCCGGCCCGAAGAAAAACTAGGGGGTAATATGTCTGAAGAATTGGGGGTAAGGCTTGGAACTCCTGGCGATGTCCATTTCATGATGGATCTTGCCATGCAGGCTTGTGACGAAAACGGCTTTGTAGACCCCAATCCACAAAAGTTGTTGACCGAAATTTGGCCCGCACTTAATCTTGACAATGGGCTGGTTGGAATTATTCAAGATGATGGTGGTGTTCTTGAAGGAGCAATCCTTCTCAGGATTGGCAATATGTGGTATTCAGACGAGAAGGTGCTTGAGGAAAAGGCCATCTTCATTCACCCGGATTACCGCAACGCAAAAGGGGGAAGAGCCCGCCGTCTTTGCGAGTTCTCAAAGCAAGTTGCAAATACGCTAGAGCTTCCGTTAATAATTGGGGTCCTGTCAAATCACAGAACGGAAGCCAAGGTCCGTCTGTACGAACGTCAATTTGGGAAGCCAACGGGCGCGTTTTTCCTGTATAATGCGCGCACGGGATTGCAAAAAGAGGCGGCAACATGAGCAATGTTTTTAGTTTTCGCCAGCCGCCACATGGCTTCATAGCCGAGTTCTTTGGCGGCGGCAAAACGTCAACTTCTTCTTCGTCAGTATCGATCCCGCCCGAAGTTTTGGCGCGATACAATGCTGTCAACGCCCGTGCAGAGAAGACTGCTGAACAACCATTTCAAGAATATGGTAGCGAATTTGTCGCCCCCTTAAGCGAGACGCAGAAGGCTGGCATCAACTCCACTAACACTGCTGCTGGCCAAGCTCAACCGTACTACGATGCCGCCACCGGCCTCACCATGTCTGGCGCTCAAGATGTTGGCCCGTTGACGCAAGGGCAGATTGGTTACTATCAAAACCCCTACAATCAGGCGGTTGTTGATACGACGACCAAAGCGCTTCAACAGCAGTTTGGTCAGCAGAATGCTAATCAGCAAGCGCAGGCCATTAAAGCTGGCGCATACGGCGGCGGCGGCGATTCTCGCGCTCGTGCGCTGTTGTCGGGGCAGCAGGATCTTGCCTTTGGGCAGACAATTGCGCCTCTTTACAAGCAGGGCTATACCGAAGCCGCCGATCTGGCAAAGTCCCAGCAGGGCGTTGTAGCGGCTGATTTGGCCCGCCGCAT